TCAAATCCAGCTCCCGCAACCAATAGTTCCCACGACCGAAGTTAATGTACTTTGTATGTTAATTTCGGTCGTGTTTTTTATATCTATACGAGAAATGAGCAGGCGTATAGCTTTATCATCTGGGCTGTCATGCAAAGCCTTGAGCCAAAGAGAAATCTGGTCCGTAGTGTAGTCCTTTGGCATTTCCGTCTTCTTCAATGCCTCTATCTCAGAACGGAGCTGGTTCATCTTCGCACCGATATCCTCGATAACATCAGCTGGGAGGACACCACTTGACATGTTGATCATCAAGGTGTCATACTGCTTCTGCTTCTCCGATATCTTAGATGCAACTATCTTCTTGAAATCAGCGGCTCTCTCAGGCTCTCCGCACTTGTACTTTCGCATAGCAGTAGCAATAGCCTTTTGATTTTCTTCGTTGAGCAGGGTGCGAAGATATGTCTTAGCGGCGTCATCAACGATATCCATAGATATCATAGGTGCACCACACTTCTTTGAACAACGATAGTAGTGATATACGTGTCCTTTCTTCGTTGATATGTGTGCGTGCATTTTCGCACCGCATGAGCAGTAGACTAACCCACTGCATAGATATGATGTCTTTGGTCCACTCTGTTTTCTGCTATCCATAATCTTCTGCACCTCGTTAAATGTTGCCTTGTCGATTATCATCGGCAGGGCATTTTCTATTCTTATAGCATTAGGCTTAGACCTGCGCTTGGATCTATCCTTTTCCTCGTCAACGCAGTATATATATGTTCCTGTGTATTTCTCGTTTCGTAGTATCTCATATACCGCAGAATACTTCAAGGGCTTTCCACGCTTGCCCACAATGCCCACTGCCGCCATTTCTGCGATAATGTCCTTAGTTCCCTCGTGATTTTTCACCGCCGCAAAGATCTTGCGGACATATTCCGCTTCATAGGGGTTTATAACATACTTCTGATCAACAATGTCATATCCGAACGGAGGATAGCCACCATTGTGAAGGCCCTTCAGAGCCACCTCACGTTCTCCCTTCTTCGTTTCATTTGCAAGGTTATCTATATAGTATTCTGACATTGACCACATCAGCGCACGCATTATCTTGCTCTCCGGGCCGAAGCCGAAGTCCTGACCAACGGCTATCAGTGTAATGCCCATTTTCTGCAGGCGAGCGTCAAGATTAACGTGTTCGCCCAGCGATCTAGCCACACGATCGTATTTGTGAATAAGAATAGTATCGAAAGTACCCTTATTGCAATCTCTCAACATTTTTTGATACTGCGCACGGCTTGCCGTCATTGACCCCTTGCCGCTGATAGCCTCATCCGCATATACTGCTACGATATTATATCCCCTAGTGGCGGCATACTGTCTGCACGCCCTGAGCTGGGCTTCAATGCTATCCTCAGACTGCTTGTCTGAAGAGTATCTTGCATATATAACTGCATTGCTCATAGTGTTCTCCTTAAGACTTCAATAACTCTTTTTTCTTAATATCGTATTCTTCCTGCGTTATAGCCCCACAGTCAAGCAGGCTTTTATACTCCTTTATCTGCTCAGGAATAGATATAGCTTTTTCATCAGCAGGATTTGCATTCTGCTGTTTATTATACTGTTCAATTTCGCCCAGCATGGCCATGACCTGCTGGGCGTTTTTATATGCGGCACGATACGCCGCCGTGTCCTTGGCAAGTCCTTTTACGTCGAAATGAACATATCTTACTTGAGCGTCAGAATCTATAACCACTTTAATTTTCAGCATATTTGCAAGCTGCTTAGAGCTGTTCTTAGTAGTGCTTGCACCGACTATAGCACCCGCAGTTCCTGCAAGTATACCGCCGACAACCGCACGCTTGATACCGTTTCCACCCGTTGTTACAGTTTCATCGTCTTCAAGAAGCTCATAGCTCACAAGCTGGTTATACTTATAATCAGCGCCACTGCCAAAAGAAAACCGGTGTGCTGCCTTATTTATTCTGAAATACTTATCAAGCACATTATCCTTGTCATTATGTGAAGAAGCTTTCGGCACAGCTTTTTTCTGTGGCTCTGGAAGATCTCCATAAAGAGCGTTACGCACGTCCTTTATGGTTATTTCTATCTTAGGCTTGTTGATGCCTGAACGTTTCAAGCAATCATCACATATATAGCCATCTCTGATTCGCTTGTTTTTTGAAAATAAGCCAAGATTACAATGGCATATATTACATTTATTCATATCGATACACACCTTTCTAAGGCTCCATAGTTCTTAAAGGTTCGACCATTATTCTTATAGATTATCGATAGCGTACTGAGCTTCTTCTGGGGTAAAGCCTTCACCATATTCAGATGTCAACTGCTCATATATGCGATCTGTTGACATAGACATATTATCTTGATAGCTATGTGCTTTTTGCAGAGCATTCGCATAGTAATCTGCATTAACATTGTCAACAGCATATTGAGCTTCACTTTCAGTGAATTGCTCACCACTATCCGAAATCAACTGGTCATATAGTCTTGACCTCGATAGGTACTGAGTATCCACATATGATTGTGCTTTTTGTAAGGCGTTATAATTATAATCTGCGTTTAAGTTCTCTAACGCATAATTGGCAGCATCATCAGAGAAGCCCTCACCATATTCAGATGTCAGCTGGTCATATAGCCGAGCACGTGACATATGCATGCTATCGCTATAAGACTGTGCCTTTCTTAACGCATTACGATAATCAGCTGATATTCGCTCTGTTGTGGTGGTAGGCTCTGTGGTAGTAGTTGTTGTGGTTGTGGTAGTGGTAGTAGTTGTTGTGGTTGTTTTCTTTGTGGTCGTTGTTTTTCTTGTTGTAGTCGCCTTCGGACTTGTTACGGTCGCCTTTTCACTTACTGTTGTGGTTTCCGTAGTAGTGGAAGCTGTTGTAGATGCCGCTGGTGGCTCATATGTGATCTTATAGCAGCCAGACATCATTAATGAAGCGGATATTAGCGCAGTTAAAATAACAATTTTCTTCATTTTGTCCTCCCTATGTACAGCGAATTATTTCGCTGTTTGTTTTTGTATATACTCTTTAAAGTTATCATAAACCGCCTTTTCAAGCGGGCTTGTAAGAAACTTATTCCGAGAGTATAGGATTTTCATTCGCTCGGCTCTTATTTGAGCAGCGGTGTTTGATATGTCGCATAATTCCGCTATCTCCGTCATAGTGCGGACATTCAGCGCCCACAGCACGCAAGCAGGAGCTAACAACCGAGCGGCGAATGCGTCCGCCTGCTGCTCAATCGTGGGGCGTGTGGTGTCAAATGTTCTTGCGTGATACCCCTTGCGGAGCTCGTGTCCTAAAAAAATATGCCCGAGCTCGTGCGCAACGGTAAATCTGCAACGCTGACGAGTATTTTCGTCATCATATATTATATACCATTGCTTGCCGTCAAGCACGCTTGCACCGCTTTCGTGTGGGGCAAGCTCGTGAACATCGCTATTTTTTATTACCTTTATCCCTGCCGCCCGAGCGATTAGCGACGGTTTAACGGGTAATTCTGACACGTTGTAATCAATTAGACAACGCCACGCAGCGTTGCGGGTATCTTTATAAATACCGTAAAGCAAACGACATCACCTCGTAAGGTATTATGCCCTACGAGGTATTTGTTTATGTAATTACAAATCATCGTCGCTCTCGGGTGCGTCTTTCAACTTTTGCAGACGTTCAGCCGAAATATTTAAGATTTCGTCCTCGTGCCCGTCAGAGCTTTCGGCAGCTCGATATACCGTAATAGATTTATCGTTTGCAATGTCAAGCAGCTTGTCAATCGCTGGTTGCATTTCGGGCATTTGCCGATATGCCTTGATTAGCTTTTGCTCGTGCGGCGTAACTATAATTTGCTCGTCACAGCCTCCGAATAAGTAGTTTGCGTCACAGTCTAAAGCCTCCATTAGCTTAATTATGACTTTCTCAGGTGGAGAATTTGTGTTAACCTCGTAATTACTGATTGAGGTCTTTTTAACACCTACTCTATTAGCGAGCTCGTCTTGCGTTATTCCTAACTCTTTGCGGCGCTCCCGTATACGTTCGCCTATCAACTTATCGCCTCCTTTCAACAATTTTATTATATCATATTAAATCCAGTATTTCAAGACTTTTATAGAGAAAAATTGATAAATCGAGGAAATTTGTTGAAAACATCCAAAATAGCTAGATTAAATTCTATACTTTTGTCCACTTAAAATGGACAAAACAGCTTGACAATACAGTTTAAATGGATTATAATATAGCTAAAGACCAGTTATAATGGACTCGAAAGGAGGAACTCATATGTTAACTATCATTGGAAAGAACGTAAAGCGCATTATAAATGAGCGAAACATCAAGCAAAAAGACGCAGCCGCACTTTGCGGGTATTCGGCTAAAACATTCAGTAATATGCTTAACGGCTATCTTACCATAAGAGATACCGACATAGTAAAAATCAAGCGTGGGCTTGACGTCGAATACAACGAGCTTTTTTTAAGTGCCTAATAACATTTTGTTGACCTCAACAAAATGAAAAAAAGAGGTGATACCAATGTCAAAATCAACAGACCATGATTTCAATGAGATAGTATATGACAGTGTTCTTCCTGAGATTGCAAGAGCGTTCTGCTCTTTAAAAAAAGAAGTCTCAGGAAATAAACTCGTGAATGAGCTATCTCCTGAGGAAAATGAGATTATAAAAATCAAAAGCAAAACGTTGAACAAAGTCATAACAGACTTTATTCAGAAACAGCTATGATCAAGGCGTGAACTGATTCACAACATATATTTCAGCAAGTTTCTTGACCAATTCAAAAGTCAGCGCTTTGGCATTTTTCTTAACAGTGCTCCACAGCTTAGAATCCCGAATGCTGTCGAGATATTGGTGACCCTCATATGTGATACTGCTGTAGACAATCTTTATAATCTTGCTGTCAGATTCTATGGAGTTTGCCTCAATATATTCGGCTTCCAAGAGCTTCGTTGAGGCATACGCAATATCGGCTCGTGAGAAGTCTGGCATTTTCTCACAGACCTGCTTAAGGGTTAAGCTTGGAAATGACAAGCTATCGTCCATGACTAGGTTTTCTTCAAGAGTTAGCAAAAGTTCACGAACACAATCATAGTTTAGTTTCATAGTTATCCCCCTTTCTGATATATTTCAAATTTATTATATCATACAAGGTGGGAGCATTCAAGTTAAATAAGGAGAATAAAAGTGACAAACCATAAGATAAAAGACTATCATAAGAACCGCCTTGCTTTCGAGGTCATAGTCAAGAACTATGAAATGCTCTGTTCCCTACTGATAGTGCTGAATAAGGAGTATCCTAAGACGTTTTATCCCAAGAAATGTCGCCAATGGATAGATGATTTTGCAGCCAACTGCAAAATTGCCAACGAATGGGACAAGGACGGTGTATATGCCTATAAAATGCAGCGGGCGTGCGAGAATAGCGGCATAGATCTGAACATGGTAGTAACGTTCGTTGAACGGAATTGCAAAGGGTTTAATCTTCAGAACAGGGCTATTCTGGCGGACAACATCAAGCTGGCGCTGGTGCAGACCGCCACAGAGTATGGCGTGGGCGGCAAGCGTATGAAAGCCATTCAGAACGCCATGTTGGAAACTTTCATTGACAATCCTAGGGAGCAGGTCAAGGCGCTGGGTATAGATGATTACATCGAAGAATGCACAGTGGGTCAGGTCGATATCCGCAAGTTCAGAGTCAAAGACAAGGTCAGGACTACCCTGCAGGAGCAGAAAGAAACTTCAGCAGGCTTGGAAGCGTTCCGGCGCTGGTCAGCTGAGAATGTAAAAGAGGGGCAGTAAAGTGAAAGAAACGATTGATATTCCCGTAAGCGTTACATATCGCATAGAGGACGGCAAGATCATAGAAACCCGCCGCAAGGTCAAGAAGATACCGGCTGACGTTATCGCAAGCATTCTATACCGCCATTTCAAACAGAAAGAGAGGGATAAGAAGTGCTGCACATTATGAAGATAGACGCCATTATCGGCGAAAGAACAAACGCTGAGATAGAAAGAGCCATTAATAAGGCTCAGCTTGTCGGTGACAAGCTATGGCATGGAGATCTGAGCAAAGAAGACCTCCTGAGCTACTACGTGGCGCAGACCATAGAGAAGCATTTGGTGGCTGATATCGAGGAGCGTATCAAAGAATTGGAGGGTGACGGAGATGTACGCAAAGAGTGATACCCGCAGTTCACTGATATCGCAAGCCGTCATCAGAATAGCAACGGATATGGGGATTGAAAGCTATGTCCGAGAGATACGCCACGGCTATTCTATATGTGCCGGTGAATTCGTCATCGTTGACATGGCGGACAATACCAGCGTTAAGATGATAATATCAGATTATGACAGATATTATCAACAAATCAAAAGAAACCTGAGAAAATGGAGGAAAAATTATGACAAAAAAAGACGTAGTCCTTGCACTCAATGAAGATGTCAAGGCGGTTGACTACTTGGAAATGAGAGAGCAGAGAGACAAGCATAACAAGCTCGTTACCCGTCGAAAGCGTGAAGATCGCAGAGAGTGCTTCGCAATGGCCCTGCTGACTATCTTCTTTGCTTTCATGATAATAGTAGTAATGCTCGGACTTGGGCAGGTATGGGAGATGATTTACTGATGTATGATTTCAACAACGCAGTCAGACTTAACCGCATAGGTGGTGAATATGTCATCACTGTGGACGGAAAGCCGTTGGAAACGTCACTCAGCGCAAATCAGCGCCGTAATCCTCTTATAGCTGTCAGCAGATATGCGTCAGCAATAGACGAATACCTCAGAGGGAACGTCAAGAAGTATCTTGCTGAAAACGAGCTGAACGTAGTCATGGGCTGTAATGTCTGCATGGAGTGTACAGACTGCAAGTTCTATCACCTCAATGACGCTGAGAGCAACTGCCGCCTAGGTGACAACAATGAGTAAGACAGTATACGTCGATAATACTATCTATCGAAAAGAATCTAAGCAGTTTCCTAACGTCAAGTATCGTTTCAACCTTTCCAACGTCGTGATACATAGTATGTATACCATGTATCTTAAGAGCCGTGGCATACCGAAGACCATAGGGCTTACAGACAAGCAGCGTTTTGATTTTGAAAAACGTGTTCAATCTCTTATCGACAACGGGTCTATCGTAGTGACAGAAGTCGAAGCAGGAACGAAAGGAAAATGAAAATGAGTACCATAGGAATAATACTGTTATCCATAGCGACGCTTATCGTTGTGGATATCGTGATGTACATAGTACTTGGTGCAATTGAAAAGCACTGGGAGAAAAAGTTTAAGGAGGATAAAGATGACGAGAGATGAAATAATTCTTGCAGCAAAATGCTGCATAGCAGACAACTGTGGAGCTTGTCCGTTTATAAATAGAGGTAATTGCATTACTGATTTTATGAAGAATGTTCTTGAATGCATAAAAAACGAGCCTGTGCTGTCTGCCAACAGTACAAGCTCGGAGGTATCTGTAAAAGAAGATACCGATAACATACACCTTGATGATAACACAAAAAGGCATATTTGTCAAGCATATAATACCGCTGACGAAGCCTGCGCAAATATGCTCACTATCTACGAAGGAATGTCGGAATGTGAGCAGAGAGCCTTTGATATAGGCGAGGTGTACGGAAAAATATACAGCACGAGGGATAAGCTTGAAACTTCCCTAAAGGAGCTCACAAAGGAGGGGGAGCGTAAATGCCGGTAATAACAGACGTTGACCTGCTATGCTATAATGCTGAACTTGCAGGCGCCAGAAAGCGACTGAATTACAAATCGCCCCTGCCAAGGCATAACGTAGGCCCATGTGTTTTCAACAACAGCATAAGGCAAGAGTGCATGGCGCTGGTTGAGAAGCCAGCGCAAGAAACTTGCAGCGTGTGCAAGTTTTTCAAAGACAGAACGGAGGATTATAATGCAGATGAATCCAAATAATCAAAAACCAACATTTGATTGGAGAAATTTTAAGTATAAGAACATAGCTGTTCACGTCAAGACTCAGGAAGAATACGATAACTTTATGAAAGAATGTAAGGTGCAGGGGCTTACATGGTGCACCGGCAAAGAAGTTGATAAGCTCAATCTTTGGCCGGACTGCGCATATGATACGTGCATAGTACATGACAATAGCGTTTCCGCACAAAGGGGACTGCATTATCAAAGGCTGGGCTACTATAAGAGATGCGGCTACGAGATAGAAGAATTCGCAGATTTCTATTTTCCAAAAGATTATCAGCCAATTAATTCAACCAGCAATCTTATCCCAGAAAATCAGATAGAATTTTTGAAAAAGCCAACAACGCATACCTTGAAGCTGGAAGAATGCTTCTGTGAAGCAGTTGTCACAGGTAAGAAGAGTTTTGAAATTCGTAAAAATGACAGAGGTTTTCAGCCCGGAGACACGATTGAGTTCATTCCAGTTAGTAACGGACATACTGCTATTCATGTGATATCAAACCACAGATATAGGATAACATATGTCCTAAGTGGTTGGGGGTTGAAGAATGGATATGTTGCATTAGGAATAGAGGAGGTAAAGAACTATGACTAGCTACAGAGAGCAGGCGTTAAAGAAACTCACAGACGAACGAGAGGGCGTTAAGCTTAGCGGTGGAGCATCGGCGAACACAGTGCTGAGCACTATCATTCAGCCTGTCATTGACGCACTTGAAAGCTTCGTCAAGCAGGACGAGGAGTTCGCACAGGCGGTCGCTCAGGGTGGCACACTTCAGAAGTGTTTTGAAGCAGTTTACAAAGCTATTAAGGATAGCAACTTCGCACTATCAGACTTCAAAACCTATGAAACCGCAGCAGGCTTCTTCTTCCCTGGTTGCAAGATACGCTATCACATGGATATAGACCTCTGCGGTAGTGTCAGCAAAGAAGCACCGGAGCAGAAGCGCAAGTCGATCACAGTTTCTTTTGATGACCTTTTCTGAGAGGTGATTGAAAGTGTGGATAAACAATAACAAAGAACAGTCATTAGTATATAAGCCTATATTCACAGACTGTCTCACCCATGCCCAGAAAAAAGACGTTGAGGGCTTCCCGCCCCTCAACGTTGACGATTGTGCCGAGATTAATCGTCATTTCACACCCTATATTTTTTACCGCAGGACCAGCCAAGGGCGCTATACCTGTTTCTGTACGTCCTGCAATCACGAATTTAAGGTCAATAGTAATGATTATGGTGATATATACCACACTGATGATAATATCATCAGGCATAACTATTTGGGTACCTGCCCATGTTGCGGGGTGAAAGCCGAATATAAAGCCGCAGGATATAAGCAAGTTCAATTAAGTGAAGTAGTTGATTTCGTAATATATAAAGCCGTTGAAGAAGTGGTATATATATATGCGGCGACGATTCATAAAGACTATAACGAATACGGAGCGGAGGACTTCGACAGGAGTCCCGATCTTTGGGTCGATTTTCAAAAGCTTTACGTTCTGCGAAAAGGCAGTGCTGAGGTTTATCATTCGCATGCCTCATTTCGTCCAAACGGCTGGTGTTATATGATAGAGCCTATGAAGAGGAAAATGTGCAGTTCATTCAATAACGGATTTGCTGATCACAGACAAGTATACCTATATAAGAATATAATTAAGGATACATTCTTAAAGTATTCAGGCTTTGATTGCTACTGTTGTCGCCACTACATAAGAGAGTATGACCAAGAACGTTATTATACCGCATATGCTATGTATCCGATACTTGAATTGGCGGTTAAAATGAACTGTGACACCATGGTGCAGGATCTGCTTTGGCGCAACAAGAAAAATTATAAGATATTAAATTGGAACGCAACATCGCCGAAAAAATTCTTCAAGCATCTAACGCTGAATGAAGTGAAAGCATTTCTTGAAGATCACACGTCAGCAAGTGTTATAGAGGTATATCAGGACTTCAAGCGCAAAGGTAAGAAGAAAGACATTTTCTACTGCCGAATGTACAGCTATATCACTAATTACTGCACTTGCATTGAAAAAGCAAACGTTGACCCTGGGCAGGTGCTCGAATACCTCAAGCGCATCATGAAACACGCTTCAGAGGAAGATCGTTGCCAAGATGATCACGCTGAATTAAGACGTCTTGTGCGACTATACGATGACTATGCTAACATAGGGCTGAAAATAGGCTATGATTTTCGCTTGAAAAACATAGCCTTTCCGAGAGACCTGAACGAAGCGCATGATAACGCAGTTGAGAACTTCAATTTCATGGAAGAAGAACGCAAGAGAAAAGAAGCCGCCGAGCTTGAGGAAGCCTATAAGCCCAGATACAAGAAGCTTTGCAAGAAGTATAAGGGCTATAGCTATCCTGGTATTCAGTTGGTTGTACCAGAGAATGCCGAAAGCATTATCAAAGAGGGAAAGGACTTGCGAATATGCGTCGGCGGTTATGCTTCAAGGCATTGCAACGGTGCCACGACAATTCTATTCATCAGAAAACCGTCTGACCTGGATAAGTCATGGTTTACGATTGAAATAGACAATGCTGACCATATCGTGCAATGCCACGGATTTAAGAATGAACAAGCCAAAGACCCCTTAACGGGCAAGAAGCTTGAAAAGCCTGAAATAATCAAGGCGTTTGAAGTCAACTTCCAAGAGTGGCTGAATAGTCAGAAGAAGCAGAATAAAAGGAAAAAAGCAAGCTAGGAGGAAACGCAATGGAAAACACAGAAATTACAGTATCTATGAAAACGGCTATGGCAGAACATCAGCACATATGCGAATGCTACAGGACAGCTGCTACGGCTATCGTTGACATGGGCAGATCTCTCAAGAATATCAGAGACTATAAGCTCTACATAGCACTGGGGTATGAGTCTTTTAGGGATTATCTTGAAAGCAATGGTGACTACACGTTCAAAGAACGTCAGGCGTATACCTATATCAAACTCTATGAGGACAATAGCACCAAGTTCCTTGAAGAACACGCAAGTATAGGCGTAACAAAGCTGGAGCTTCTCTCCAAGCTTCCGGAGTACGAACGTGAAGAATTCGCTGACACACATGACCTTGGCGGAATGACAGTTGAAGAAGTCAAGAAGCTAATCAAAGAAAAGCAGGCATTAGGCGAACAACTGACATTCCTTGAGGAGGAGAAGAAGGAACAGACAGAAAGCGCCGAATCTCTCAGAGCTGAGCTTGAAGAGCTGAGAGAAAAGCTTAAGCAGGCCGAGGACAAGCCTATCGAGGTAGTTAAGAGAGACCTCGACGAAGAAGAGATTGACAAGATAAGGCTGTCTATCCGTCAGGAACTTCATGCTGAGCATATGAAGGAACTGAATGCGTTGAAGAAGTCAAGCCGTGAAGCCGTGAAGGCGGCAGAAGCTGAAAAAGATAACGCCCTCAAAGAAGCGCAGACAGAACGTGACAATGCAGTTAAGGAAGCCGTCGCTAAGTATGAAACCGCCCTCAGTAAAGCTAAGTCTGAGGCAGAAGAAGCGGACCATGCCAAGGCAGAGTTGGAAAAGAAATTGAAGTCAGGCAATGCAGACGAAGCAAGGGTTGCGCTGAAGATCATCTTTGAAAACGTTCAGAAAGGGCTTACGGAATTCATTGAAAAAATCAATGATATTGAAGACCCACAAACCAAGGAAAAGTTCATTACTGTCACAAGCAAGTGGCTCAGACAGGCGGCTGATGACCTTGAGGGGTAATGTTTTGAAAGTAGGACATAGATGACAACAGAAATAATCAACAATCTATTTGGCATAAAAGAAAGTTTTGAACTTCCGCAGGCTCTGCTTGCAAAGCTACTTGACAGAGCTGAAAAAGACAAGCTATGTAAGGAATTTGTCAAGCAAGGTTTCAACGGCAATAACGATTGCCTGCGTGACTATTTTCAAGAGAATAACGCAAACCGCAGTAATCTAAAGCAAGATTATACACCCGATTGTCTGTGCAAACTGATTTCCAAACTTGCACCAAAGTCAGAAAAGATAATCGATATATGTGCAGGAACTGGAGCGTTGTCAGTTGGAATGGATAGAGATAATTTCTTTCAATGCGAAGAATTGTCGCAGATGAGTATCCCTGTGCTACTTCTCAATCTTGCGCTGAGAAATAAGAATGCTGTGGTTCTGCAAAAAAACGTCCTGCTCAACGAAGTACAGAAAGTCTATAAGCTGAGTAAAGCAGACGAGTTCAGCGATATAGAAGTTGTTGACACATATGAGGGAAATGCAACGGATGTTGTTATATCAAACCCACCTTATTCGCTGAAATGGGAGCCAAAGTCAGACCCACGCTTTGAGGGCTATGACCTTGCGCCTGCTAAAGCTAGCGACTATGCGTTTGTGCTTGACGGCTTATCACGGCTGTCAGACGTAGGCAAGGCATTCTATATCCTCCCTGCAGGTGTCCTCTTTCGAGGAAACGCAGAGGGCAGGATCCGCAAGCAACTCATAGAAAATAATTTGATAGACGCAGTTATCTCATTGCCTGAAAATATGTTTTTGAATACCTGCATACCTGTCAATGTTATCGTCTTCAGCAAGAACAAGCAAACGAGAGACATTTTGTTTATCAGTGCCGAAAAGCTTTTTGAAAAGCACGGCAAGCAGAACGTCATGACGGACGAGCACATTCAGAAAATAGCCGATACATATCACAGCCGCAGTGTTGTTGAAAAATTCTCAAACGTGGCAAGCTATGAGGAAATTGCTAAGAATGACTACAATTTGAACATTCCACGCTATGTTGACACGTTTGAAAAGGAAGAACTTCCGTCTTTGAAAGACCTCTGCAAAGAGCTGATACAAAGCGAACTTGAAGTGCGTAAGGCAACGAATGACCTTATGGCAACGCTGAAAGACCTCTGCGGTGATGATGAATATAATCAGGTCAAGGACGATTTTTTGAAATTCTTCACTGAGCAAGACATTGTCGGTGAAACCATGGCAACATGGCTTGAAATGAAAAATCTTGAAAACCGCACGGACTACATTCTTTCCCATGCCAAGAAGGAACGCAAACCACTGCTTGACATTGTGACATTTGAACGTGTGAAAAAAGGCAAAGTGTACGAAGCTGGCACTGTCTATATTCAGCTATCCGCTACGGACGGAAAAGTAAGATATCTTTGCGAGAACTCAGAGCTGGAAACCAAGTATGGCGTGTTTCAGCCGAAAGACAAGAGCATGGGAACAAGATATCTTTTCTATATCTTGGAATATGAAATGGAAGCGTTTTTGGCACGATATCAGAGCGGTATGAACATCAATCCTGATATCTTCAAATTCATGCAAGTGACGTACTATCCCGAAGTGAAATATCAGCAAGAAATAGCTATGACGCTTGACGGCATTCAGGCAAGATATGATGAGGTTTATCAAGAAAAAGAGTCATGGGAATGTTTTAAGGAATATCACTTGGAGGGAATGTTCCCGTAACAAGAGCACAAAAGTTTGAGGAGGAATAAGCAATGATGAAAATAAAACCCGAATACATATTTCCGCTCCTGCTGATTCTGCTAGACTTGGGAGCGGCAATTATATACGCTGTGCAGAAAGACTACAAAAAGGCTGTCTACTGGATAGCGGCGGCAGTGCTGAATGTGACAGTAACATTTTAGGAGGATATATGGATAGTGCAAAAGAACAAAAGGCTATCGAACGTCTTAAGGCGTTTGAGCCTGCAGACGGATATTATCTAGCATATAGCGGCGGAAAGGATAGTGACTGTATCAAAATTTTGGCACAACTCGCAGGCGTTAAGTTTGAAGCAGTACATAATCTGACAACTGTTGATGCACCCGAAACTGTGAAATATGTTCAATCTCAACCAGATATCAGGATTGACAAGGCGTATGACAAGGACGGCAATCACATTACAATGTGGAATCTGATTGTCAAGAAACTAATGCCACCGACACGCATTGCACGTTATTGCTGTAGCGAATTAAAAGAACGTGGCGGCATAGGACATGTTGTTGTCACGGGCGTTAGGTGGTCTGAAAGTCAACGCCGTAAAGAAACGGCTGATGTTATAAAAATTATCGGCAAGCCGAAATCTACAATGAAAACTGCTGATGAAATAGGCATAGAGTATCAGCAAACGTATCAGGGCGGAATCATTTTTAATGATGATAACGACAAAAATCGTAGGTTGGTTGAACACTGCTATCGTACTACGAAAACTATGGTAAACCCTATAGTCGATTGGTCTGATGATGATGTGTGGGATTTTTTGCACTACTATGGTTGCAAATCAAATCCACTGTATGAATGCGGTTTTAATCGTATAGGTTGCATTGGCTGTCCTATGGCTGGAAAACATAGATATGTTCAATTTGAACGATATCCGAAATACAAACAAAATTATATATCGGCATTCGATAGAATGTTAGAACGTAGAAAACAGCCTAGAAGAACTGCTAAAATGTCATGGCAAACAGGTCAAGACGTTTTTCGCTGGTGGATGGGCGAAGATTTCAACCAGCTGACATTTGATGATTTGGAGGTATAACATATGGCAAGATACATCGATGCTGTTAATGCAGCAGAAATCATAAGCGATAAGCTAGGCATTGCACTGTCTGAACTGGTAGATGTAATGGCAACAGTGCCTACCGCAGACGTGCGGGAGGTCAAACACGGGTATTGGAAATTTCACAAACGAACAAAGCTCGTGCCAAGCAACAAGGTTAGCATAAAAGAAGAATACACTAATGGTCATGATTGTACTGTCGTTGACAATACAAATGTCAACAAAAAAATCATGATTATGAAAAAACGTATAACATTAAAAATTCCTATATGTTCGGTCTGCGGTTGGTGCGGACATGATGAATGTGATACAACGCTATACTGCCCTAACTGCGGAGCTAGAATGGACGGTGTCATTAGTGAATAAGAAGGCTATACCAACAGAACATATAGAGCAGGCATTGCTTTTCAAGTGGGCAACGTTCAGCTCAGGCAAGTATCCCGAACTGGAGTATATGTTCGCTATACCGAACGGTGGCTATCGCCACTATAGAACTGCCGCAGATCTTAAGTCTGAGGGCGTAAAGTCAGGTGTGCCTGACATAATGCTTCCGGTGGCACGTGGCGGTTACTACGGTCTTTTTATAGAAATGAAACGCACATCAGGTGGACGAGTATCGGAATCTCAACAGAAGTTTCTGAAAACGCTTAATGACAACGGCTATCTTGCAGTTGTCTGCAAAGGATTTGAGCAGGCGCAGGAAGCAATCTTGAAGTACCTTAATAAAGGAGTGAGAAAATGAAAATATCTAAGCTGAAAAAAATATGCAGTAAAGCGGCTAAGACCATATCCTACTTCTATAATGAAAATGATAATTCATTATGGATCGGCTCAGGCAGTGCGATATATCCGCTTTACGGCATGCCGAACATGAATACCAGCGAACAGTTACTCACGCTTTTTGACATTAATGAAAGTGACCGTGAGAATTGGAAATGTAAGCAGCTGCCGCCTGCTATTGAGAGCAACATTGTTATGAACATCGCTTCATGCACAACAGGCAAGATGATAGATCGTCGTTCAACATTCGTTGCCATGCTAAGCGAATATCAGATATTCTCAGGCACAGAAAAAGTGCATATATGCCCGAAAGCATTCCTTGAAGTAATAGATGATTATGAAATTCTTACATACTATTCCATTGATGATATGATAATCGTCAAAGCAGGCTTGCTTACGCTCGGTGTACTGTGTGAAACCCATGGCGTTGTAACACAAGAACTTCTTAATGACATTAATTCCATGCACGATATGTTACAAGAAGTATTCAACAGGGAGTGCGAAGAAAAAGACAAGAGCAGAAATTATGAGCAATTGGCAATGACAGAGTGAAGCCCTATATATTATATATAGTATAGAACAAGTGTTCAGCCCGTGTGTAAGCACGGGTATGAGGGCTTGTAATGGGTCTTAATAACTCGGACAGTGGGAGGAAATGACAATGAGCCTTATGAGATACAGAGAGCAAAAGTATATTTATGGAAACTACATGGAAGTGAATATGTATCCTGTCTATGCCTGCCCACGTTCTTCTAGTCGAAAGAAGAAAAGAAAGCCGACAAGCAAGGTGCAGGAGAGATTGAATCAGATTAATGCTGAAAGAGCTCTGGCAAGACTTATCCCTGCAAACTTCACTGACAAAGACTATAAGTTCGAGCTGACCTATGCACCGCAGAATAATCCTGCTGACCTTGAGCGTGCCAAGAAAGACTTTGCTAACTTTGTCAAGCGTGTGAATAGAGCAAGAGTCAAGAGAGGCTTACCGAGAATGAAATATATTTATTCCATTGAGCAGGGCTCAAAGTCTGGACGTATCCACTTTCATGTTATCATGACAGGTGGTCTGACTATCAACGAGATAGCATCCATATGGGGCAAGGGCTATGTTGACAAGGTCCTGCCATTGATGTTTGACCAGACAGGCTGTGCAGGAATCGCCAAGTATTTCTGCAAGCAGAAGATTTCAGAACATAACAACGGCAAGCACGCCAAGCGTTATGTTGCGTCAACTAACTGCATTAAACCGCAACCGCAGAATAATGATTATCGTTTAACGAAACGTGCGGTGCAGAGCATGGCATATAACTGTGATAACTCGGCGCTTTTCGAGAATATGTATCAAGATTATTACTATGCTGATTGCCGTCCATTCTGGAACGAGGATAACGGCACGTTCTACATATCGCTATTCATGTACCGCCGAACGGCGAAGCTGAACATATAGGGGGTGAGATGATGAGTCTTAAGGGAGCTGAGCTCAGTGTGATATGTGATGATTGCCATAAGGCATTCATAGTCTGCGTTCGCAAAAAGAGATTTCAAAGCATAGAGGGGGACGTATGGTGCTATAACTGCCCTCACTGTGGTAAGTTATACGTTGCATATATCGACGATAGCCTGACACGTCATGCCCATGCGCTTCAAAAAAACGGTGTTGTGTTGAAAGATATCCTGTCGAAAATATCGAGAGAATTATCGGCAAGGCAGGGAAAGGAGAATCATCATGACTAAGAAGCGATTGCTGTCATATCGACAGCTTAAGGCTGAGCTGAAGTGGGTAAGTACAGACAGTGATGATTATAGCAGACTCAAAGCAGAGATATCAGAGATTGAAGCATATGTGTCAGGCATTGATGACGCATTCATCAGGATTATTTTTCGACTTCGCTACCTCGTGCCACGCAAGGATGGAGGGTGGCAGCCGCCGTCATGGGCATGGATAGCCAGGCAGGTCAACGCATCAGAAGACTACTGTAAGGGCAGGCATTGTAAGTTTTGCAAAAAAAACACGTTGTAACACGCACGAACACACTCTGCATGCTATGATGATAATGCGGGGTTGTTGTTATAGTTTTTCCATAGTTTTATGCCGGTGCAAGGGCCACGTTGTATGACGTGGTCCTTGTGCTATATATGCGAGGTGATAACGTGTATAGTACGAGTCAGATCAGAGAGCTAATCAAGGATGGACGAGTTGACAAGTTCTACAACGACCGCTACTGGAGAAAGTTCAGTAAGAGCGTTATCGCAGAGCAACACTATGAGTGCCAGATATGCAAGTGCAAAGGCAAGGTGACGAGAGCAAATATTCTTCATCACGTCAAGCATCTTAAGCAATTTCCGCAGCTTGCATACAGTCGGTATTACTATGACGATAATGGCGAACGGCATAGACAGCTGATAGCACTGTGCCATGACTGTCATGAAGCACAGCACCCAGAACGGCGCTGGCAAGAACGTGCAGATAAGTTCGTCAATGAGGAGCGGTGGTGAGCGCCTTGCGGCGATACCCCCCGGGGTCAAGGGTCGAAAAATTTTTTCGGCCTTGTACGACGGGAGGCACAAAAGACAAATCCGCCCTCGCACGCACGTGAGAGAATTTTTTCAAGAAAATCAAATGTAAGGAGTTGGCAAAAGTGAAAAAGCCTAGTCTATCAGAGATCGAAAATTCGTTGACAGAACAGCTTGTCCAGATGGGAGCTTCTGTCGATTTCTACAAGTCGCTTGTCGCAGATTATATGTTCTACGAGAAGCAGGAACGAAAAATGCAGGCTGATATTCGCAAGAGAGGACTGACCTATATGGCGGTTTCTGCGGTAGGAAAAGAGTATGAAAAAGACAATCCCTCCGTAAAGCAGGCGTATATGTACAATAAGCAGAAACTTCAAATTCTGAAAGACTTGGGTTTGTCAACTGACAAGGTCAAGAACCTTGACGATGACGAAGAACTGTAAGGGTCAAGAAGCTCTTGACCTCTCGTATCTTGCAGACTATATCAGCCTAGTCGAGGAGCATAAGTATCCGTATTGTGCTGAGCAGTATCAGCTTATTGACTACGTCAAGCGCATGTTTTTGTCAGAAGATATCTACATCGATGTTGCCCAGGCAGAAAAATATTTCAGCTATGAAAAATATTTCCCTTTTGGCCTTTTTCCTTGGGAAAAATTCGTATTTGTACTTCACAACTGCACATATACCGCAAGCGGTTCCTTACGTTGGCCGGTGCTATTTTTGTATGTTGGGCGAGGAACAGGAAAAAACGGATACTTAGGATTTGAAGACTTTTGCTTGCTCACACCTACCAATGGCATCAAGCATTACAACATTGATATTTTTGCAACAACAGAAGATCAAGCAGAGACCACATTCAAAGACGTATATAACGTTCTGGAAGACAATCGTGACAAAATGCAGCGGTTCTTTTACTGGAACAAAGAAGTGATAATAAATCTAAAAACGAAGTCTGAATTGAAATTCCGAACATCAAGCCCGAGGTCAGCCGACGGCGCACGTCCGGGAAAGGTAGATCATGACGAGGTACACGCCTATGAGAATAGCAAGCTCATTGATGTTGCTGTCGGTGGTCTCGGAAAAGTACCAAGACCCCGCCGCACTATCATGAGTACTGACGGCTTCGTTCGAGAAGGGCCTCTCGATAAAGAGAAAGCCAAAGGCATAAGAATTCTTAACGGCGAGATTGAAGACAATGGTATGCTTCCGTTCATAGCCCGGGTGGATAGTCCCGAAGAAGTCGAAATGCCCGAAATGTGGTATAAGGCTAACCCCTCACTGCAATACCTGCCCGATCTTCTTCAGGAAATGAAGACGGAATTTCAAAACTATCTTGACGATAAGATAAGCAATATCAGTTTCGCAGTTAAACGCATGAACTGTTTGCCGCAACAGACTGAGGGCGGTATAACCGCATTTGATAATATTCTGGCAACTAATCAGGATATCACGCCATATTTGTCAAAGCTTCAAGGCAGACAATGCACAGCAGGCTTTGACTATATGAAAACCGACGACTTCCTTTCAGCTGGTTTGCTCTTTGACGTAGACGGAACTGACGTATGGATAACGCACACCTGGGTGTGCAAGGCTTCTGCAGATTTACCAAGAATCAAGGCGCCCCTGCAAGAATGGGAAGCGGCGGGGCTACTGTCATTCGTTGACGGTCCAGAGATACCGCCTGAGATACCCGTTATATGGGTGGCGCAGAAAGCGGCGGAATTGAATGCAAAAGTCGCAATGACCGGCATCGATAACTATCGCTATACACTGCTTAGGAGGGCGCTTAAAGAAAATCTCTACGCTTCTGACGAAAAAGGCTACGGAAATATCATGCTTGTCCGTCCGTCAAATGAAATGATGATAATGCCTGTAATCACAAGTCAGCTGGTGAATCATAAGCTTGCAGTCGGAGACAATCCCCTTTTCCGCTGGGCTATGAACAATACCAAGGTATGCACTTCGTCCGCAGGTAATATGACATATGGCAAAATAGAGCCGAAGTCCAGAAAGACAGACCCTTTCAAGGCATATGTTGCCGCCAAAGCGGCACAGAATAAAATTGCTGAGCAAATATCAAGTATGCCTATGGGCAAGAGCGTTATGAATGTATTCACATATTAGCAGAGAGGAGGTAACGCAATGGGGCTGAGATCACTGCTATCACGCATAATGAACGCAAGAAGTAATGAAGTGATCAGCATTAAGACAGTTGGATATGACGACGAAGCGAGAATAGCCGTGCAGGCATATGCTATTCAGGTTGTTGTTGAGATCCTTGCGGCACTGGTTTCAAAGTGCGAGATAAAAACCTATCGTGACGGCAAGTCATTCCGTGGCGAAGAATGGTATCTTTTCAACGTTAAGCCGAACGTCAATCAAACAGCAGTGCAATTCAAGAACGAGCTAGTCCGCAAGACCCTTGTGCGTGGCGAGAGCCTTGTTGTCAGCGCTGGAAAGCAGATAATCTGCGCCGACTCTTGGAGTACACAGGAGTATGCGCTATATCCTAACCGCTTCTCTCAGGTAGCACGAGGTTCATTCACGTTTCAGAAAACATTCGATATGGGAGATGTCCTATATCTCACATACTCCAACGGCGGAGTAAGACAAATACTAACGGAAATGCTAGATGAACATAATCGTTTCTTGGAAACGGCTTCAAGCACCTACGTCAAGAGTGGCGGCCAAAAAGGCATACTCGAGATAACGCCACTGGCGCAAGGTCAACCTGATTTTGAGGAGAAATTCGATGTTCTCATGAATAAATATTTCAAAACATATTTTGACGCCAAGAATGCAGTGCTTCCACTGTGGGGCGGAATGAAATATACTTCTCAAACGGCAGGTGAAACCAAGAGAACAGTGTCAGAAGCAACCGACTACATTTCTATGCTAAATGACGCATTGGAAAAAGCGGCAATTGCTTTCAACGTTTCACCGGCTATCGTAAAGGGAAATGTCGAGAACATCAGTGAAGCGTTATCAATGACATTGACATCTGCTGTTGATCCTTTCGCCAAGATGTTATCAGACGAGATAACGGCAAAGCGTTATACCAAAGAGCAAGTCCTGCGTGGGTGCTACGCCAAAGTCTGTACCAATAACCTTAAGCACCTTGACGTGCTTGAAATGGCAAATGCAGTTGACAAGCTTATCGCAAGTGGCTTCTACTCAACGAATGAGTTGAGGGAGAAGACAGGTGAGGAAAGAATTCCAGAAGCCTGGGCCGATAAGCACACAAGAACTAAGAACTACGAGACAATCGAAGGAGGTGGAAACAGCAATGAATAGCATTTTTAATCATTTTGAATTCAAAATGGAAGCGGATAAGCCCAAAGAGCTTAACCTATATCTATATTCACAAGTCTGTGGAGGACTTGCCATTGATTGGGAAAAGGGGAAAGTTGAGGAGAGCAAGACAGGTGCTAAGTATTTCGCCGCCAAGCTTGATGAGTACAAAGATTGTGAACATATCAACCTGTACATCAATTCTCTTGGAGGTCAAATCAAAGAGGGCGTTGCTATTGGAAATATCCTTAAGCGCCATAAAGCCAAAGTTACTTGCTATGTAGACGGCTGGGCGTGTTCTATCGCAAGCGTTATCGCTATGGCAGCGGACGAGATTATCATGTATAGCAATAGTATGATGATGATACATCAGGCGTCCTGCTACTGTGAGGGAAATGCTGACGATATGAGAACGGCGGCGGCTGAGCTTGACAAGATGACCGATACCGCTATCACTACATATGCAGAGCGTTGCAAAGGCAAGTGTAGCCGTGAGGAAATAAGCGAAATGGTAAAGGTGGGTACTTGGCTGACAGCGTCAGAATGTCTTGAGAAAGGCTTCTGCGATAGCATATCAACCGCAGAGCAACCCGTTGATATGGCTACAATGCTTAGTGATACAAAGCAGTACACTATGTCAAGCGCCCTCGACAGGGAGAATGTGGACAAGCTCATTGAGCTTTATAAGGAGTCCACCGCACAGCAGGTTTTACCAGCAATAAAAACCGAAGAAGAAAAAACAAATGCCGCTATGTCGGCTTTTGAAAAGTTCATGAAAATGGAGGTAAAAAAGAATGATTAATCTTGACGCAATCAAAGAGCAGAAAGCAGATATCCTTGCTTCACTGTCAGCCGCTATCAGAGATAGTGATGACAAGGGCATGGAAGCCGCCCTTGATAAGTACGGCAATCTGATTTCAGATGTTATCATGGAGCAAGTGGAGAGCACCGCAGAATCTGTCGATAATCAGATACTCAGCACCAGAGGTGTGAGAATGCTGACCAGTGAGGAAAGGGACTACTACAACGCCGTTATTGAGGCGGGCAAGTCCTCTGACCCCAAGATGGCATTGGCAAACGTTGATAAGACAATGCCAATCACTATAATCGAGTCAGTTCTTGGTGAAATCCCACAGCAGCACCCTCTGCTCAACTTCATCAACTTCCAGGATACCACTGGAATTACGAAGATGTTGGTAAATGACCAGGGTGTTCAGACCGCTAAGTGGGGAGATCTTAACACAGCTATCGACAAGGAACTCTCAGGTGCATTCAAGACCTTTGACGTTGCGCTGAAGAAGCTCACAGCATGGATTCCAGTGTCTAACGATATGCTTGACCTTGGGGCTTCATGGCTGGATAGATATGTCCGTGAGATATTAGCAGAAGCACTTTGGGTCGGTATGGAAACCGGTGTCGTGTCAGGCGACGGTCTGAACTGCCCTATCGGAATGTGCAAGGACGTATCTAGTAGTGCATCAGTAGTCGGCGGCAAGTATCCTGACCAGAAGACAGTTGCACTCAATGAACTCTCCCCTGAAGCTATTGGTGCTATTGCCGCCCAGCTCACGAAGACCGAAGCAGGTAATAACCGTCCACTCGACAACCTCATCTTTGTGGTCAATCCAAAGACATATCTGACCAAGGTAATGCCTGCGACAACGAACTTCGTTCAGGGAAAATGGGTTAACGATGTTATGCCTATTCCATGCACTATTATCCAGTCATGCGCCGTTCCTGATGACAGAGCTATCTTCGGTCTTGGCAAGCGTTACTTCATGGGTCTTGGCATGGCTAAGGGCGGTAAGCTGGAGTTTGATGACTCATTCAAGTTCCTTGATGACGCAAGGACATATAAGATCAAGACATACGGCAACGGCAAGCCACTCGACAGCAATGCTTTCAGGTATCTGGATATCTCAAAGCTTAAGAGATTTATCCCGACAGTATACACTGTCACACCGTCAGAAACATAAGGAGTTGATATAAATGCAGCAGGCATTATTCGAGGAAGTTAAAAATCAGCTGAACATAACTTGGTCAGACGAAGCTACTGACAGAAAGATAAACAGCATTATAGCACGTGCTATAGGAGTACTTAACGGATATGCAGGTCAGGTGCTGGATATCAACGTTGACGAAAATATCAACGGCGACGCCCAGCTTCTGATCGACTGCTGCAGATATATATATAACGATTGCTTCGAGGACTTTGAAAAAAATTATCACTCTCAGCTCTTCGCACTGAGAGCAAGGTGTCAGATTGAGGAGATGTCAGGAGGAAGCGTATGATAAGCAAGCGGCAGACGTTCAATGACGGCATATGCACTATTGCAACTATCATCAATGCCAATGGCTTGAAAATCAAGCAAGCAGGCATAAGATATGACAATCGTACCGTCGGCTCAGAGCGTTTCTATAAAGCTGCTGAATACCAGCACCGCTGTGATAAGGTGATAAGAATACCACTTATCGTCGAGCCACAGGCGACTGACATTGTGATAATGAACGGCGACCAGTATAACGTCATTCAAGTTCAGATGATAAAGGACGCTAAGCCGCAGGCTTGGCAGTTATCAATCGAAAAGCGAAAAAAGAGGTTAGAAATCCATGTCAATGAGTCCTGATGAGATGGCTGAGGCTTTACAGCACGCATTTCAGCAAGAAAGTCAACGTGTTAATGAAGCCGCCAAAAGAGCCGTTAAGAAGACCGCAAAGGAAACCCGCAAGGTCGTCCAAGAACACTTCACGTTCAATAACCGCTCCGGCAAGTATGCCAAGGCGCTTACAGTTAGCACCGAGTACGAGGACTCTTTCGACATTCGGCAGATAGTGAATTTCAAGAAGAATAAGCAGTATCTTCTCACACACCTGCTGGAGTATGGCCATGCTATGAAGCGTGGTGGCAGAACGCTTCCGTTTAAGGCGAAAGCTTATCCGCACATGATATACGGACAAGAGTATGCCGAAGAAAAATTACCGGAAAACATCAGAAAGGAGATTGAGAAGTCGAAATGACATTGACAGAACTTATATCACTTTCAGGCATTCCTGCGGACAGGATTGCTAAGATAGATTTTCCAGTGGAAACGGAATTGCCGTTCGCAACATGGATAAACAAGACACCTCAGACGATATCTGCAGACGGAAGAACTGTCGCAGTTATCCCACGGATTGCAGTTGAAATATACTGCGAGCCGGAAGATGAAGAAACACATATCCTATTTGAGAACGCCCTTATGGATAAGGGCATATGCTTCTCAGTCGCCGCAGGCTATCTGGGGCAGGATCAGCAAATGGATATGTGGGTATACGAATTCGATCGCAAGGAGGAATATTAATGAAAGGAACAGTGAAAGCCGTTGCCCATGCACTGATTACAGAGTCTACAGATGTCAGTGGTGCGACAACTATCACATATGGAGAACTTAAGTATCATAAGACAAAGCTTTCGGGCACCCGTCAGGTAAGCCTTGACCCGAAGTCATCAAGCAAGGAGATATGGGCTGACGGCGTAGTAGCATTCGCAGGTCAGACTAATCAGGGTTACGAGGGAACTATCACTACCCTTGACCTGTGTGATGATCTTGAGAAAGACTGGTATGGCAATGTCATCGAAGAGAAAAACGGCACACTGGTCGAAGTAGCAAGAACAGGAGAAGCGCCAAAGTTCGGTTTGATCGTACAGTATGAGTCAACATCAGAAGCCGAGGGATACACCGAGGTTTTCCCTTACTGCTATACTACAGATCGCACGAAATTCTCAGTTAAGACAGAGGAAGACAGCGGTATGGACTATGAGTATACAGAGCATAAGATTGCCTGCAAGCCGTCACCGGCTGAGGCTACTGTCAACAACAAGAAAGGACACATTGCACGTTTCCGTATAAAGGGTAACACAGTACTCACAAAGTTTCCTGAGTACACCTACACCCCGGGTGAATGACAATGAGCAATACAATAGTCCTGACTATAGACAACAGGCAGATAGGCTTCAAGGCTACAGCAGGCCTTTTCTATCGATACAAGGAAGCATTCGGCACGGAGTACCTTGAGGACGTTGTCAAGGTACATCAGTTTGGTAAGGGCGCCTTTGTTCAACAGGTCGAATACCGCACCCTATGGGTGCTTGCCAAGACTTATGATGATAGTATACCGCCTATTCAGACGTGGCTTGACAGCTTCGCCTATGGTGCATTTCCTGTTGATGATATCTATAATCAGGTTATGCCTATACTGCAGGCAAACATGAAAGTTGACAGAAAAAATCCATAAGCGGCAGTAAAAGCGGAGATGATCGGCCTCTCAAATCGGAGGAGGTCATCTCCCTTGTTATAAACAGGGGTCTTACTGTCGCTGATTTAGACCGCATGACGTATGGTATGGTAGTGAACTATGCCTGCGCCTATGACCGACAGCGATTAATCGCCGCCGGCAAAAAGGTCATTGACCCCGAAATTAAATACGAAGAACTGAAAGCAAACCTGCCTGTTGTGGAAGAACGATATAAGCAGGGAAAAATCAGCAAAGAACGATACGAAAAGTATATTGCGAAAATAAAGGCATGGGAGGGTGAGTAATGGCTAAGTCATCATCAGATGAGAAAATCAAAGGTATGTACGTCAAAATCGGTGGTGATACGTCTGAGTATACTGCTGCCATGAAAGGGCTTAATGCTGATATCAACTCGACTACCAAAAATCTAAACAGCGTCAACAAACTCTTAAAGCTTGACCCGACTAACGTTGAATACACCGCTCAGAAACAGAAGCTTTTGAGCGAAGCTATCGAAGCCACAAAGACAAAGCTTGACGTTCTCATTAGAAACGAGAAAGATATCAACGAGCAATATAAGAAAGGCGAGTTGCCCGTTGAGTCATATCTTAAGTATCAGGAAGAGCTTGAGAAGACCAAGAAGAAGCTGAACACACTGCGAGAACAGACCAAGACCGCAGACGATAGCACCAAGGAGCTCGGCAATGAAGCCAAGGATACGTCAGATAAGGTCAAAGACCTTGGTGATAAAGCTGACCAGACAGGCAGTGTCTTCAAGGACGTTTTCTCTGCTAATCTTGCCGTTGAGGGGCTGAAAGCTATAGCTAATGCCGCCAAGGAAGCGGCGGAAAGTTGCACGCAAGTCGGCATTGACTTTTCCAGCTCTATGTCCAATGTGGCGGCGACAATGGGCATGACCGCAGAGCAGGTCAGCTCAGGCGCTGAGGACTATCAGAAGCTAGAGAACGCCGCCCGTGAATGTGGCGAAACAACAAAGTATACCGCTTCGGAGTCCGCTGACGCTCTTAATTACTTGGCTCTTGCAGGATATGACGTAAATAAGGCGGTTGAAACACTGCCGAAAGTTCTTAATCTTGCCACTGCCTCAGGCATGGACCTTGCGTCCTGCACTGACATGGTAACAGATACTATGTCAGCACTACAGTTGCAGACGAGTGACCTTGACGGCTATATGGACATGATGGCCAAGACAGCCCAAAAATCTAATACCACAGTTGCTATGCTTGGTGAGGGCATTCTCCAGTGTGCCGGAACGGTCAAGTCCACAGGGCAGGACGTTGATACAATGTGCACCTCTCTTGGAATACTGGCTAATAACGGTATCAAGGGTGCAGAGGGCGGCACACATCTCAGAAATATGCTTTTGTCGTTAACATCACCGACAGACGTTGCTTCCACCAAGCTGAAAGAGCTGGGCGTAAGCGTGGCTGACAGTGAGGGAAATATCAGAGATATCAACGATATTTTCGGAGACCTTAACGCCAAGCTTTCAAAGCTCTCAGATGACCAGAAGACCAAGGCACTTAGCGATATTTTCAATAAGACAGACTTATCGTCCGTTAATGCCATGCTTCAAGGCATGAGCGGGTCTTTCAATGACCTGAAAGCTCAGGTAGATAACGCTGACGGAGCGTGTCAGACAATGGCTGACACCATGAATAACAATCTTAAGGGCAAACTTGCTATAATGGACTCTTCCCTTGAATCCCTTGGCATAACTATTTTTGATAAGTTCAGTGCCCCGCTCGAGGACGCCGCCGAAAAAGGCTCAGAGCTTTTCAGTGAACTTACCAAGGATATCAAAGATGGAGACCTCAGTGACGAATTCGACGATATGGGCAATGCCCTTGGAGATTTAGTCGAAACAGGCGCCAAGTTTGCCAAAGGCTCTTTGCCAATCCTCATTGACGGTGTAAAGTTCTTCTGCGAGCATTCTAACCTTGTTATCGGAGGATTGACGGGAATAACGTCGGCAATGGTATCAAAAAAAGCCATAAATAACGTTTCAGACCTCGTAAAGTCATTCAAGAGCCTTACAGGTGCAACAAAAGCAGCTGAAACCGCCCAGCAGGCTTTAAATGCAACTCAAAAAGCGTCGCCGGTAGGAGCAATTGCAGCTATTATAGGTACGGTAGTTGGCGGTATTGTGTCTTATGCAACTTCGGTTGACGACGCCGCTGACTCAACAAAAGTCCTCAATGACGAAGAGCAGGCGTTGGTTGACAGCACGAACGAACTGACAGACTCCATGAAGAAAGCCGCAGATCAGAGAGAAGAAGCCAAGACAGATATAGAAGCCGAGTATAGCAGCTATAAAAGTCTTGCAGATAGAATTTTTGAGCTTTCTGACGCCGAGAGCTTATCTAATGACGAGAAGTTAGAAATGAAAGCCCTCGTCGAACAGCTCAATAGTGCTATGCCTGACCTGAACTTGCAGATTGATGACCAGACAGGCAAGCTGCTGAATAACAGAGACGCCGTATACGAGTGCATTGAGGCGAAGAAAGAACAGCTTCTTGTCGAAGCAGCTCAGAAAGATATGGTCGCTATATCAGAAGACCTCTATAAGGCTGAGCAGAAGCGCAATGACATTGAGAAAGCAATCACGGAAAATCAGCAAGCTCAGGCTAAAGTTCAAGAAATGCTTGATAAAAGAGAAAGCAAGCTTGGAAAAATTGACAGAACAGACAGCACAAAGCAGTGGAAGACCAAGCTTGAAGAGCTGAAGAAAGCTGGAGATGAGCTTCAGAATTCATACTATGATATCAATAGCGAACTGAAACGCTTGGACTCTAACTATGCTGACGCCTCCAAGTACGTTTCTGAGCATTCTTCTGCTCTCGAAGACAATTCAAAGGCCGTAGAGGACAATGCAAAAAAGGTCGATACGATCTATAATCGCACTGTTATGTACAAAGACGGCTTACATAAGGTATCACAAGAAACTGTTGACGCAATAGTTGAGATGAATAAGAGCTATGACGAAGCCGTCCAGAAACGAACAGAAGAGCTGCAGAACAACCTCAACCTGTTTGATGAGTTCAACGGCGGTGCTGAGATATCCGCAGAACAGCTTATGCAGAACCTGGAATCTAATCTTGACGGCATGGCAAGCTGGTCAGATGATATCAAGACACTTGCAGACAGAGGCGTGAATAAAGGTCTTATCAAGACCTTGCAGGAAGCAGGTCCGCAATCTGCAAGCAAGATAAAGGCGTTACTGTCTATGTCGCAGCCTGAGTTGAAAAAGTACAGTGATATGTGGGAAGGGTGCATGAGCGACTGCAAGAAGATAGCAACATCAGAGTTCGACGAGCTCAGGCAACAGTATGATAAGACCATAGAGACGCTTCAAAAGCGTGACCAAATAAGCCAGATATCAGACGTATGGAAACAAACAGGTGCGGCAATGATGTTAGGTATGCAGCAAGGCATACTGTCTGCACAGCAGTCTGTCATTGATACCGCAACCAGTGGAGCGAACGCAGTGCTTGCGGCGGTCAAGGGGGTATATGATATACACTCCCCTTCAAAGGCATTTGAAAATATATCGAAAATGAATGCGCAGGGTGAGATCAAAGGCTGGAAGTCATCAGAGGACGATATCATCAAAGCCTATACCAATACTGGTGACAAGATACTGTCAGAGAATATGCGCAATACATACAGCGATACGAATAGGGTCGCAAGGTCGGTATATAATGGATCATATGCCCACAGTATCACGCAGAAAGCAGCAACAAGCGCCACAGAAAACACGCAGGTCATCCCAACAGTCAGACAAATGCCCGAGACTATTCATAACGTGATAGTATTCCCGAATGGGAAAGTGATTGCAGAGGAAACAGTTCCATTTATAGATGTAATGCTTGGCGAAAGAGCTGCGAGAAAGAAAAGAGGTAGTGCAGTATGACACGACAAATCAGATTTAATGGCAAAAAGTCGTATGAGGATTTTAAAATCAGAATAATCAGTGCAACAGTTGCAGAGCCGAAGAAGCGTGAGATCAAAGTGACTGTACCTTATCGCAACGGCAGTATTGATCTGTCTGACTATGACGGCAATTTTTATTTTGACGACACCGAAGTATCATACAAGATGTTCGTATCTGATACAGAACCTGTCACACTGCTCCGCAGGATTGAGAAGATCAAGAGCTGGTTATGTGAAGCTCCACAGCAGAATATTTATGACAACTATTCCGAGAACTATCATTTTGTCGGCAAGTGTAGAACTGTTGAGACCAGCCTTGGTGAAGATGACATAACAGCTACTCTCGATGTCACTTTCGATGTAGCACCATATAAGGTCTCTGACGACTTTGCAGACACAGCATGGGACACTTTTTCATTCGATGATGATTGCCTCAATCAGATGCCTCTCTCCTGCATAGCACACACAGACGGCTATCATTCCCAGCCGGGGGTACTATACTTCTATTCTTATGCCAAAGATGACATAGTTCCGAGCTTAAGGTATCACAAAAATGCTAACGATAAGGACAAACGAGGATTGACAATGCTTGATCTCAACGGTCATACCCTCACAGAAAACCTATACAAAGAAACTGAATCAACGTTTAGAATGCAAAATTTCGTCGTCAAACCCGGCACAAATGTCTTAGCTCTATACGGATCTGGTTCACTTGAAATCGAACTGGTGGAGGAAATACTATGTTAGTTACACTCGATGATGCAAAGACGCTTCACGATACTGGTTCTGTCAGAACCAACAAGCTGACAGGAACCATCGTCAAAGAAATAAACGCTATTGACATTTTTACGTTCAACATATATCCCGACAACAGCTACTACTCCGATTTAAAGGAACTGACATCGTTGATAAAGGTTTACGATAAGGAAAGCCTGATATTCGATGGCAGAGTACTGACGATATCACCATACATGACTGATAGTGGCGAGATTGGCAAACAAGTTGTCTGCGAGGGCGGTTTGTGTTTTCTGAAAGATAGTGTACCAATTATCAAACAGCTAAAGTGCACAATAAGAGCATATATAGCCACACTACTTTCAGCACACAATAAATCTGTTGAAAGCTACAAGCAGATACATATTGGCAATATTAACTGTTCACAAGTGCAGCATACATTTAATCCAGGATATGAAGACACGTTCTCAGAATTGACGAAAAACCTGATTTCCGGTGAAGATATCAGAGGTGAAATGAGGGTGCGCATCGGCAAAGGAGGCATTAGATTTTTCGACTTCATAGCAAACGAATTTTCAGAGTTCAGCAATAAAACGATACAACTAGGAAGGAATATGCGATCTATCACGCAGGCGATAGACCCAAGTGAGATCATCACAAGGCTGTATCCGTTAGGTGCTGTCATCAACGATGATACGGGCGAACGTGTGACGCTTTCGGGCGTAACAAAGTATATTGACAACGACCAGCTGATAAAGCGGTACGGAGTACACGCCGGAACTATGATATTCGACAATATCACCACTCCAGGCGCATTGTCTGGAGCTGGCAGAGTATGTGCCGGAGCACTAAAAGCAGCAAAAGTTCAGTATGAGGTATCGGCTATTGACATTGATAAGAAGCTAGACGGCTTTGCAGTTGGCTGCAGGTATCGTGTAGTCAATAGCTACCTTGGCATCGACGAAATATTGAGATGCATTGGCACCAGTATCGACATCAATGACAGATCACAGAATGTGCTGACATTTGGCGACAAGATTGACACGATTAGTGGAATGTCAGCAAGAAAATAGGAGAATGATTATGGCAAAAGCAATTGATATAAGTTTAGAGGTCACACAGGTGGCAACAGCATATACAGGTCGAGACGTCCGACAGGCTATTGTCGACGCATTGAACGCCACACAGAACGCAATCAATGAAATGAATATGCCAGCAGGATCTCAGACCCTTATCGTACCGTCAGAGACGACACTGGCCACAACGACTTTGAACCTGCCGTTCACACCGACTCAGAACACGCAGATCATCTGTAGTCTGCGAGAGGTGTCGGCACCAAAAGTGAGAAGGTTGTGTGTAGAAACATTTTTCACAAGCAACAATTTGATAGTAGCGCTGACGAACGCAGAAAGTGCAAGTGCTACCGTTCCACAAGGTGAGTATATTATTGACTGGATCGTAACAAAGCCATAGAAAGGAGGAATATCAATGCACATAAAAATCAACGAAGACTACAATGTAGTCGTGAACACAGCCCTGCTAGGCTACGTCGGTGAAACGAATGCTAGACCCGTATCGGTCGAGGGCATGGAGATAGACGGTGCAGACCGCTATGTGTTGACTATCGACTATGGTGACGGCACAGTGTATGAGGTCGATATCACAGGCGGACAGTGGACGCCTACGGCTGATATACTGCGGTCAGCGCAGACAGTCAGCTGTCAGATAGCGGCTAAAAAATTAGCAGGCGACGAATATATCCTGCTGAAAAAATCACGAATTTTCCGCCTAAGAATAGGTTCGGCTATCGGCGATAATGCAGTACCGTCACCAAGTGTGGCAGCTGACGCACTGGATAAGATAGATGCCATAGGCAGGCAGGTTGCCGCAGACCGCAAAGCCGCTGAAACCGCCGCAGACACGGCGACAACAGCGGCTGAAAATGCAAAAAAATCTGCCACAAACGCAGGATTGTCAGCCGACACGGCAACGCAGGCGGCGAAACGTGCTGAGACCGCACAGGCATCTGCTGAAACGTCTGCAACACAGGCAGACACCGCCATGCAGGGCGCAGAAACTGCACGTGCTGAGGCAGT